TTCTCTGTATCTGTAAGCCCTTGATTTGTCTCCGTACTGACTGCTTTAAAGTTGCCAACATTACCTAAACCTACATCAGACTTTGTGACATTATGTGGATTTCCACTTGTTGTTTGTGAGTGATCATAAGCCGTTTTACCTCTATCACCACGATAAGCAGTAGAAGAGGTCTCACCCAATGCAAGACTAGGACTAATCTCTACATATGCTGTTCCAGACCATCTATATGTTTTATTTGTATCTTTGGCTACATAAATTTTACCAGTTTCACCCGTGGTAGGGAAATTTGATAAAGAATCATATTCAAGAACATCATCCACATAAGATGGTAACTGTGAACTTGGCACCTTACCATTTGAATCCAGCTCTGCTACACCACTAGCAGCACCTTTCGCTGTGGTTGCTATAGCTCCAACCTCAGATGCTGTATAAGATGGCTTCGTAGAAGCTTTGGCCCAAGCTGATACATCACTGGCAGGTCTTGAATCTGATAGTCTACTATCATTACCCATTACAACCTGAGAGGTAGATGCATTACCTGATGAAGGAACATTTTTTGCACAAGCACTTCCTAATGTATATCCATTATATGTTTTATTAGTCAGAGCCTGAGTATCGCTCAGATTTACAGTTTGTTTACTATTGCTATATAAATGGCCATCGGTTCCAACATAAGCAGTATCCTGAGAATATGTTTGTGGATTCGCGGCTTGTGATGTAGCACCTATTAAAAATAATTTATCAGAACTATCTGTAGAACCAGCGGTGTTTTTAGTATTTGTAGGAGTAGCCCATACACCGTCGCCTCTTAAATATTCGCTAGTACTTGTTACCATAGGAGCTAATCCATTTGCAGTAGTAGATACTACATCTGTACTGGCTTTAGCACCCCAAGCAGCTTTTTCAGTATCTGATACCAATCTATGAGTTGCATCATCGGATAAGTCAGATAAATTCGTAGGAACTACTATATTAGCAGTAACAGGTAAATCATCATCAACCTCCAGTTCATTTGCTGAGAATGTGGCTATATCAGCACCATTTTTCTGTATTTTTAATTTTCTGGCGCCAATACCTCTATTTGTATTTGTTGTAAGAACAAAACTCATAATATTTCTCCTTATTCTGGTTTGGCATAGAATTTAAAACCAGCTCTAGCAGAACTTGTCTCAGATTCATTAAATACTACAACGTTTATTTGATAATAAGTTTCGCCAGCGTCCAAAACATCAAATGATAATATTTTTACAGTATTTACACTATTTAGAACCAAAGTTATTATTTTATTATCCACTTTATTTTTTGGAACCAACAATGTATGCGTTTTTCTCTGTTTAGGACTAACCCATTCCGTAGTATTACTATAAGTCCAAACTAAGTCTTCAGTTTTAATATCTATTGATTCCGAAGAGCTTTGATTTGCTGTAAAACTTCCTAATAATGTTCCATTTCGCGAAATCTGTAACAGACCATCATTAACAGCTACAGAACCTGTAACTTGTTCTCCATTGGCGGCATATGCTATTTCGCCGCTTAAAAGATTATTAGCGTTTACAGTACTATCTGAAATATCCATAATAGTCTGATCACCAAAAACAACTTTATTTACCGCCATTTTGAATTCTCCTTATTAAACTGGTGCTACGTCACCTATAGTAGCTGTCTTTCCACCTGCAGCATTGTCTGTTTCTACATAAGAAATAGCTGCAATGTTAACCTGAGCTAAATAATCGTAACCAGAGTCCGGAAGGATCGTCTGAGCTGTTGTGTATGGTGTAGCATTCTTTGTCTGTGCAGATATAGCTTCACCTGTATATGTACCTGTAACACCTAAAATCTCAACGCCAGACTTAATATTATCTTCTATAATCTTAGCCTGTTCAGTACTATCAATTGATACTGTGCCACTACCATCATGATAGCCTGCCTGTATACTATATGTTCCGGCTTTTGTGCTTATGGTTCCAGTTACACCGCCTCTATTAGGCATAGTACCTGTTATCTTAGAACCTCTTGCATATGCTGTTTTAGTAGCTAATATCTCTCCAGCTACAGCAGTAGCATCCTGAGTATCTGAATCTTTCGTACTTGTACCTGTGATGACTTCGCCGTCTGCACCATGGGCTGTAACACCATACGCAAGATCATTAGCTGTAATTGTATCAGAAGTTAAATCCAATAATGTTGTATTACCAAATACGACTTTACTAATAGCCATAATCTTTCTCCTTATTCATATCCAATTGTTGCTGTTTTGCCGCCTGACAGATTACTAACTTCTATATAAGCTATAGCGTTTACTGTCACATCTCGTACCATAGACTTATGAGCCGTCTCTAGAACCTGTTCTACCTTTCTAGGATCAACTTCATACGGTCCACTATAAGGAGTCTGAGCTAGATTCACAGACAGTCCGCCTTCTAATGAACCGACAGCATTTATACTACCAGATAATTCCTGAACACCCGAGATTTCACCTTTAAGCGGCACAACAGGAATTATTGCACTCATATCAATATACCTCCTCGGTTAGCGTAAATGAAGCCTTTGTTATGAATGTATCTACTTCTCCTGCAGCTGTCGTTAACTGTATGTCGTATACATAGTTACCAAAAGCCAATTTCTTCGTATCTGATGGCTTAAGTAACAATATCATGGTATCTGTTGGTATTATCTTAACGATCAGAACATCTGTATCAGGATCTGTATAGTTCTTTTTAACAGCAAAACGTACAGAATCCCCAGGCTGTGGCTCGTAAGGGTTTCCGTCCTTATCAGTTATCGTAACTTCAGCCTTAAAGGTATCTCCACGTGTCAACATGATAGCGTTCTTTTTAACTGTATATGACATGGTTATTCTCCTATTCAAATAGTGCTTTAAACGACGGATTGCTAGCCAGCTGTTCTTCTAGCCATTTCAAAGCTCCTTTAACATATTTCTGATCAAATTCTTCATATGTCATAAACTTTGCAATCCAAGGAAACTGCTGAACTGCCATATTGTATACATATGCAAGTTTAAGCTGCCCTGTTTTAGATCCAAAATACTGTTCAGCTTCATATACTAAATATCTAAGCCACTTCTCAAGTTCCTGAATCTGTTCTTCTTTTGTTCTATTTAATTGATCTACTACATATATAGCTGCTAATGAAAAGATCACTACAACTATAAAAATTAAAGGTAAGTTTGCTTTTAAGAAATCCATTCCACGTTCTCCTTATGTTTTCTACAATTTTCAACCTTAGCTTTCCATACTATGAATCCAGTATGAATTGCCAGTTCTCCAAATGCTGCTGGTATACCATAAACAATAATATCCAGCGTCTGTACTCCCAAGAACCCGCAAACTGCGTTTAAAATGAAACAAGCCCACACAAATATCCATGTAAGCTTAAGATTAAGGAAGTATAAACGATCTGTATAACCTCTCGTCTTTACAAAAATATTCAGTTTTTTCATGTTTAATCAACCGTTCCTTCCGGCGGTGTCGGTAAAGCTAAGAACTTAGCATGTATATCGTTCATAACACCATTTACACCCAATGCTTCATACTGCTTCCAACAGTTCTCGAAGTTTTCCCGGGCATAGATCGGTGCATAACCTTTTGTAGTCCACTTGTTGTAATCGTTTATCATTTGGGCTCGTAGCAAGGCCTGAATACCTTTCTTAAGAGCATCATTCTCTTTCTTAAATGTTACTAATCTTGTAATTAGTGCACCAATTATCATACTAACAATTGATGAGCATCCCAAAAGGGATAAAACCTGATACGTTGTCATATACTCTATTCCTCCTAAAAATAACTTAAATAACAGCGGACACTATCGATAGCTTGGATAAGATAATGCCCGCCGTATTTAGAGCATTAATCCGTGACTAACTAGCGATTAGTATCCATGTTTTCCAACTCACGTAGCTTATTCATAATCTCAGCCTTTGTATCTTCAAAATTTCTAGAATATCCATTACTGAGACCTGATGAGTATCTTCCCATACTATCTCGTCTTGCGCTGCTTCCTCGACCTCTACCATATGAGTAGTCGTCTCTAGAATATCCAGCCTCTTCCATAGCAATTATGGTATCAAGAGACTTTATAGAATGCGTAAGTAAGTCAATAGTACGAAGATCGTCGATGTTCTCGATTCTACCTTTCTTTACGAACGGCTCAAGTTCATCGCAAAGCATATCTTTAAGTTCTTCCATCTTATGCATGACTTTATTCTCCTTTCCTAGGCTATTCTGTTTATTACAAGATTAGAGTTCTGAACCTCTATTACAGGTGTTGGCGTTGTAGCAGCATCGTCAGTAGTTGCATCAATATATCTTACTGATAAGCTAAAGCAGCATCCTTTCGGAACTGTGATTATAGCTGTTGAAGTTACATTGCCAAACTCATCAACCGCTGCGGGTGTAAATATAGCTGTACTTGTAGGTCTGGTTTCACCATTAACCGCAATAGCCAGAGCTATAGGTGTCAATGCACCACCAGTTGGAACTGCTATATTACCGTTATACGTCACCTGGTATCTTGCAAAACAGTTATTTGTGATACCTCGGAGAATAAAAATCCCGGTTTCATCTTCATGATAGATGTAACCTTTGGTACAAGGAATAGAAGCTGTAAACAATACAGGAGCGTTAAGAGCAACGTTCTGTACTGCATTGGCTAAATATTCTGCCATAATATCACCTCCTAGAAGCTGCAACCACAACCGTAGTTCTGCTGACAGCAATTAGGATTTGCCACTACATAAGCTGGCACGGGTGTAGGATTCAAATACTGCTCAAGAGCAACAGTCTGTTTTGCATTGTCTGCTATAATCTGAGCTGTCTGAGCTCCCTGTGATGCAGCGAGGTTAGCCATTGTAAGCTGTCTCTCAAGATCTGCGATACGCTCATTCTTAGCGTCAATCTTATCCTGACAAAGCTGATCAAGAAGTCTCTGAGTGTTGCTGTTCTGGTTTGCGATGATGTCACGAATACCATCTGATACAGCAGCTCTATCTGCACAGTTCTCTGCAAGTATTGTAGAATTCAGGTTAGCTAAGCCGAGTCTGTTCTCACAACAGCAGTTAGCGAACTGAGTTGAAAGATTGAACATCTGCTGCATGTTAGCCATCTGTCTAGCATTATCTGCTACTTCAGCACTTGCGAATCCGTTTGTAACAGCTGAAGTGATTCCGTTAAGACCTGAAATGATAGCAGCCTGATCAAATCCTCTCTGAACATCGTTATTGTTGTTCATTATGAAAGGAAGTGCTCCACCATTTCCACCAAAACCACCATTGTTCCAGCCGCCGACAAGAATAAGAAGTAAGATGATCCACCATCCTCCGTCCTGTCCAAAGCCGCCGAAACCGCTGTTTCCGTAAGGTACACCGCTTGTAGGTGATACAAGCATAGTTGTGTTCATTCCATTTTCGTCTGTTAATGCCATGTTGTCGTCCTCCTATTAATTATTGAATGCTAGGTTAGCGACTACTCTCCAAGCGAATAGCCGGTATAAATAAAGGGCTCGTACGATAAAATTACCCCCTATTTTGAATTTATCGAATACCAAGGTATTGTTTAACAGATGGATCGTCTTTCATCTGCATTGCTTTGTTGACTTGGTCCTGACTGACCATACCATTATTAAGCAAATACTGAACAATACCTCGAGGATCATTCATATTAATATTGTTAGGAACGTTGAAACGTTGCATTAGCATTTGTTGACACAAAGCTGCAACATTAATCATTCGTTACATCCTCCTTTGTGCGTTTACTACCCGGAGATTTACTAATGTTAGATTTAATCAAGTCCCGTAACTCATCTATTTGCCGTCGAAGCTCTAACACTTCAGGATCAGGCTCTTTTTCCGGTTCGGGATCTGCCTCCTCTATTAGTTTGTAACGCTTAAACTCCGGTTGTCCAAGCTGATTGAATCCCATAGTCTTAGTGTACATATAAGGTTCCATTTCATTCTTGAAAGGAATGCTTGTACCTAATCCGATAGGATAATTCCTAGCCTCTTCTTCAGATCTAACCAGAACAATGCTGCTATATTGTATAGGTGGCTGTTGTGGTTGGACCTGATTCATTTGAAAAGACTGTTGGGGATAATTCTGCTGAATCGCAGGATTCATATATGCAGGATAATTACCCCCATTTTGAAAATTCTGATGACCAATCATTCAGAAATCTCCTCCTTCTTTTCATAATAAAAAATGGGAATGCATCTACCGCTATCACCAGTGTCATAGTAGTCTCCATTAATCACAGCTACTGCATGTGTACCTGTGGAAACTACAAATGTTCCTTCTGGATGATCCTCACAGAAGTCCTTCAACTTATAGCAAGTCTTACATTCCTTTTCTATAAGATGTCTATCAAATCCTTTAGACATCAAATAGTATCCCCAGACATCATTTGATGAGGGCATGTCGTGCATCATAGCACCCTGAGCACAAATATCCATAAAGGTATTGTCCCAAGACTGATCTAATGCTATGGATAAAGCCCTGACTGTACAGTCTCCAACAAATTTCTCATCGGGATTCGGGTTATTGTAAATGTAACTCAAATAACCATCTCCTTATTCAGTTGTACTATATTAAGTTGTAATATATGTTATAACGAAACTTTGGTATAAATAACTGTATACCTAATTTTCGTAACATATCGATATTTAAAACTAGACGTCTCTTGATCGTAATATCTAAAGCAAGCACTATAATTCATATATGTGCTAGAATAATTTGAGTACGTCTTACTTTCCGGTATTGCTTTAGTCCAAGTATATGGTGTCGAGTTTGCAAAGTTTGTAGGATCTATATAGTTGAGTGGAAGCTCACTACCATCATCAAAGTAAAATGTTCCAAAGAATCTTTTAGGATAGATTCTATGCTCTCTACGGGGAGATGTCGTGTAATAATCTATTGGAGATGATCCGCCGCTTCCATTAGCCTGGAACAAATAGTCCTCGCCTTCAAGAGGTGTTTGTATCCAGGTTTTACTATATACTGTTAAGCCTTGCTCATCAGTACCAATCTCAACCTCATTAAAACTATAATTCTCACCACCACCTCCGCTTGGAGGATCTATATTCTGAAACTTATGTGTTGATGCATTGTAGGCTAATACTTGACCATCAGCAAGATCACTAATCGCGACATCATCGTCATCCTGCAAATTAGAAACTAATGGATTATTGTATAAATGATTCTCAATAGCTCTAAGCGTGGCATCATGATTATCTCTGATTGTTGTGAGATAAGGTGTAGAAAGATCAGGTTTTGCTTTCCATCCATTAGGATAAGGATCTGCAAACATTTTTGTGTAACTAGCTTTTGCCATTTTAAACTCCTATAACAGTATCATAAACGTTATCTATTACAACATCTACATATCTAACAGGTTTTGGATCTGATGGATCATCACTTATGAAATAGTCGTACTGTGAGTGCACATAATAATCTTTAGTAAGCGTATTCCATAAATATACAGAATACTTACCTGAGAATTGACCGGGTGTCTCCTTAACAACATAGTAAATATTCATTACACCAACTAGTGGTAACTGCTCTTTACTATTCAAGAATTCAGCATGTCTATCAAAGTGACTTAATAAGAAATTGTATAGCTCTGATTCAGATCTGTAGTAATCATGTGTATCATGACCATCAAGTTCTTTAGGTATCTTCCATATAGAATTATCCAGATGAGTAGACGGATCATATGGCGGTAACACAGTAACTTCTATAATGTTAAACTTAGCCTTATTGATTATAGGTGAAACAAGCCTATATTCCATATTAATAATATCCCACTGATAGTAATTATAGGTATTATCCTCATGTGTTACTATTTGTGGTGTATACTTCTGTTCTGAAATATAAATGAGACCTACTCTACCTGTTGCGGGTAATTGTCTAACATTTACTGTATTGTATCTCTTACCAGTCATGTCGTATGTTGTGGTATTAAGATCTTCAAACATATTAAGATCTGGATTCCAAATATACATATTAGATGTATATGCTGAATAATCTAAAGGAACCGCATAGATTACGTTTAATGCTCCTGTATATGGTAAAGATTGAACTACAACTTTAGTATATCCAGAATACAAAGCAAGATTCTGTACATCTACAAACTCATCACCATTCCAAATGTAATATTCATAGATATTAAGTTTATTAATATCCATAGGAACACCATATAAAGTTTCTATCTGTCCTACTTCAGGAAGCTCTTCAACTAATACTATTGTATAATGTGAGTATGTGCTTAAGTGCCTGTCTACAAGAACATACTCCTGATTTGTAGCATCCCATATGTAGAATATATAGTTGTTATCTATATCTGGTGTCTCACCTTCAAAACCTCCTGGCGGTGCACAATAATCATAGTCCATAACCTCTTCAGCTATGTCATAAATACTGTTTACATCTGATGTTGATTCTCTTTGCCATTGCCAAGCAAACGATTCACTGTTTGTAGCAAGATAAACGTTTGTAAAGTATGCTCCAAATATTGCATTATAGAAACATATGTAAAATTTATTAAATCGGTCATTTATCTCACCAGATCTGAATTTTACAGGATCATACCAATACAAATCATATAGATTAGCATCTTGATCGCTCGTTTCATCCGGTCTTATAGCAAGTCTTAAATATTCATATGCTGGATTGCGATTGGTATTGAGTCCGCATTTACTTGTATACGGAACATCAACCCATCTAGGAAGTGCTACTTCACTCCACGAAGAACCATTCGTTGTAGTAAACATCTTTACTTCAGAGTTATGCACATTAGGAGAACCAATAAGAACATAAAACCTAGCATTTCGATAAAACACTTTAGCTTTTACACGTGTATCAGAGAATTGATTATTTACTACCCAAAACATCAAGTCATAATAATCCCAATGACCACCGTCATTAGCTGTATAGCCAACTACTACTGACACATAATGCTTATACTGTTCTATCTGTTGAGTTCTTAAAAAAACAGTAACAGTAGTACCTTCATGTCTACAATCACTTAAGTAATTTACTAATCCACTATTAAATAAATATGAAGGCTTTACACTTGATTCAACTGGTCTAATCTCTTTAACAGTCCATAATCCATCCCATGTGATATGAAAGAAATTATAAGTTTTTGATGCACTATCTTCATGTCTTCCATAATCATAAACACCATATAACGTAGCAGTTCGAATATCTTTCTTTAGAATGATACCTGTTTCTGTTACAGCTTCTATAAAAGCTTCAGCGCTATAATAATTAGCTCCTATTACAGTAGTTCCATCTTCATCATATATATAAGTTCTTCTATATGTATCGCTATAAGATTGAAATAATGTTGTTTGTAAATGTGTAACACCTAGTTTAAAGTCATCATCTAAACTAAATGTAAACATGTCTAATACTTCGTATCTGTTCTCCGCACCTAAGGCACGAGTAAAACAAACACCATTATTGGCGCATCGTTTCCAGTCGCCATATTTGTAATTTAACCCTACTAATCCGTATACACCAAATAAATCTTTTGATAATAAAACACTATCACCAGGACTACCCAAAGGCCAGTTTACTTTAGTACCATTATAATATGTCCATTCTTGAACTTCATGCCATCGCACACCGTCACGACTAACAAATAATCTAAAAGGAAATCCTCGATTATCATTATAGTTACTACCTCGATGAACCCTCATAATAAAGTCATCAAATTGATAATATGCGTTGTCTGCTTCTGGAGAATATACGTTAGGACCTATACCCTGACCAGCATTACTAGCATAATGAAATTGTCTATCAGCATCCATCCAGCCTATAACATGATCTGGACCAAATGTCATGAATGAATTATAAGGAAATTTTATCCAGGCATAACCACTATATGCTTCTTCTATAACATGGTCTTGTTCATCTCTCTTTTCGGATTTATTGAGATAAATCATGTTGTGATACTTCTGATCGAAGATAGCATCTCTATGATCATGATTCCTAAGAACCATTCTAGCAGTCTGTTTCTGCTCTTTCCTTTTCTTTGGTTTCATAGCATAAGAACTCCACCTTGAACAAGATAAATAGTATCTGGCTCCAATCTACTCGGTAACTGATAGCAACTAACAACATTAAATCCAGTTGGTGTTTCTAATCCAGCGAAATCGGCATCGATGTCATCCATATCATAGAAATTATCATCGATGTAGTCATTCATATCATCCAGCTTGTCATCTATCTCATCAGCTGTATAATAATCCTTACCTAAATTAGGTACGTTGGTCTTTAATGTATTCAACTGTGCCTGAATATCTGTAATAAACTCCTTCTGGAACTCGTCACCTTCAGCCACATAGTTGTCGTTTAAGACCTGATCTCCACTTAGTGTTCGCTCTAATACGATGAACGTATTAATATTGTAGCTTCCGCCGCCAACAAACATTTTACGAATAGGATAACTTATAACATCTCCAGGTTCCAAGAATGGTAAACCTATAGTCTTTATGTTACATGGATGGAACGCTACCCCACCGATTTTATTGAGTATGTTAGCACCTATTGTCTGTAATACTGACGTCTCTAATCCATAAGTAAATATGTTACCCTGAATTACATACTTGTTACCTTGGTATCCACCTACTATAACTCCAGCATCTTCTTCCGATTGTCTGATCTGAACTCTTTGAACCGGTTTAACCTCATACTCCTGATACTCCGCATCCTTGTAGAAGTTAAATGTAAAATATCCAGTACGACCTTGTATAGGAGCTGATAAGTATGTGTCATCACCTAAATAGAAGTCATCACCTAATATAGCTGGTTCATAAGCTCCACCTATAGATCGGTATTCCAAATATCCATCTGTTTTCCTTACACAACCAAATACGCCATTAACCTGGCATATAGATTTGAGTATTGTTATGGCTTTAAGAGCTTTAACATTCTCATACTGCTTTTCAGGAACAATAATAGAATCGTTTATTAGAGATGTACCACTGTCAACAGTGAATCCCATTAGATTCTCAATACCCTGTCGTATAGCACCTAAAGTTATAGGATATGTAAGGTTATTATACCAACTAGCACAATCTTTTAAACCGCTGGTATACATTAAATCATACGCAACGATTTCTTTAAAAGCATGCTCAGCCTGAATAGTTACCGAATCAACAATACCTTTGAATATAGGAACTTCTTCGGTTTCGCCAGCTGTTACATATACTTCTATACGTTTACCTTTTATATCCGCTTTAACATTGTAAAGTTTAACCTTAAGGCTCGAAGATATGCATCCAACGAATTCAATACTTGAACCAGATGTTAAAGACTCTGTTATAGATAATGAATCTTTTACAATACTGTCATTTAGATATGTGTTTTCGCCTAAAGCAAACTGTGGGAAGAATACTCTATAAGATTTATGAACACTATCACTTAAAAAGGCCTGCTTAGTGGCATCGCTAACATTAAGCATAAAATCACCTCTCCTCGATAGTTAATTCATAACCTTCGTGTTGCTTTCTACCATAAAACGGTAGATCATTCTGCGGCTCCCAATCGATCTTTATGTCTATGTTTGCCTTTGTTGTATGTTTTTTATTAAGATACAAGGTCGCCTTTATGTAACCGTCAGCGGCCTTGTTAGTCTCAATAAAATCTGCAAATGATTCAAATGTATTTACATCATCGAACCATACAGTACATGTACCTTTTGCTTTATACCTAACTATATCGTCATGACTGTACCAGTTGCTATCTTGCCAACTGTCTCCTAATGGAACATCATTTATCTTATAAGTAGGAACTTGAATATATGGCGTTACATTGAACGACGAATTGCCTGTTCCCAACACCATTAAATTTTGTGATGTTATAGCCATATCATTATCCTCTTAAAAGTGGACTAGCACCATACATGTTTGTTTGTCTCTGGTTTTCAGCTAATACAAGCTTAAATACTCCAGCTGCATCGCCTGCTAACTGAACAGTTATATTGATCGGAAGATCTGACATTCCATTAGCAGCTATAGCTGAAATAAGACCATCGTTAAGACCTGACATTAATGATGCATTAGCCTGAGCCTGTTCTGCTGTATAGTCTCTATTTGACTTATAGTTAGATGAAATATTGTTTGCATAGTCTCTAGAAAGCATAGAATCGATTCTAGAGGCCCCATTTTGAATTTCTGAAAGATCAAGTACCGGTTTGATTGTGGGATCTTCAATTCCTGAAGAAAGATTGTCATATGCTGCTGAAAGTGCAGTTGTTAATGACTTTTCTGCTGTCTTTCCTAAATCTTCTGCTGAATTTTCAACATTAGACTCAGTATTCTGCATACCAACAATGAATCCTTCGCCTGTGTATTCACCTAATTCCTCGGTTAAACGAGAAGGTGATTTAATTTTAAGGTAATTCTTCATTGCTAAATAAGCTGATTTACCTAAATTAGCAGCATATTGTTTAACTTTAGGCGATATAGCCTGAAGACCTTTCATAAAACCAATACCAGTGTTAGCACCTGCAGCTTCTGAACCTTTCTCAGTTATAGTAGCAAACTGTTTAACAGCATCTTCAAGTGTCTTAGATCCTTCTTTTGTACCTTGAGTTAAAGAGGTGTTCAGTGATTTTGATGTGGTGGTACCTAATGCTTCAGATGCTTTCTTAACAAGATCAGAATTCTTTGTCATTCCTTCAGCTAAACCAAGATCTATAAACTTTCCTGATTCCATGAAAGCAGTTGAAGGAGATGCAATACCCAACTCATTGTTGAATGCATTCTTAGCATCATCTGCTATTCCTCTAGCAGAATTCTTAATATATCCAGATCCTGAAGAAATGCCCTTTGCTATTCCCTTAGACATTCCTTCGCCTAAAGCTGAAAGACCTGGGTTAAGTGATTTGATACCACCAGCAAATTCATTATTTATCTTAGGTAACAAGTAATCTAGAGCTGCTCCAATAGCTGCAAATGCTGCGGCTAATGCCAAACCAGCTACTGCTAATGCTGCTGCACCAACTGCGGCTGCGGCTGCACCAACTCCGAAAACTCCTAATGATACACCAAGAACTGTGATAGCAACACCTAAGCCAGCTGAAACAAGTGCTATTTTTAGCATTGTTGCCGCAAATTGATTTACGGGCTCTCTATACATAGAGAAACTTACACCAAGATTAATTATTACAGCACCTAGTAAGCCCATTCCTTCTGCAGCGGCTGCAACAGATGCTGCTATACTACCTAAAGCAAGACCAAGTATTGCCAACGAACCACCTATAGCAGCCACTCCGACAGCTATAAGTGTCATAAATCCAGCGATTGCTGCTCCACCTGCTAATAATGGACCTGCTAATTTAGATGACAAAGCTGCTATTACACCTAAAGCACCTACTAGCAATACGATAGCTGCAACTGCAGCAAATGCCCATTCTTTAGCATCTGCTATTGTTTTTAACGCTACACCAACTGCTAATATGCCAGCTGCAACTAATAATAATGTAGTCGCTCCTGCAACGTTAGACTCCATAGCTTTAGCCATTACTGCTAAACCAGCAAGAACGCCTAACATAATTATGCCGTTAGTTGCTAATTCTTTCCAAGAAATACCAGAAAGCATTTTGAATGAATCTGCAACTACCCATAATGCACCAGCTAAAGCTAATATTCCTAAAGCTGCAGCGGCTGCACCAGCCAAATTAGATTCCATTGTTTTAGCCATCACTGAAAGTCCAGCTAAAGCTCCTAATAGAATCAAACCATTTGTTGCTGTCTCTTTCCAAGGTAAACCGGAAAGTAATTTCAATGCGTTTGCAAGTATGTACAATGCTCCTGCTAAAGCAACCATTGCTATACCGCCGGTTAAGACATCTTCATTTTTCATTTGCTTCAGCATTTCAGTCATTGCAAACATAGCGATTACTAATACTGAGAGATTCATTGCTATATCTTGAATATTAAACTGAGCTAAAACAGCAATTGCAGATGCCATGACTCGTAAAGCTAAAGCGAATGCTATCATAGCAGTACCAGCATGTATTAGATTAGCAGTCTGTGCTTTAAACGCTGTTGCCATTATTGAGAATGTTTCAAGTATTCCCCAAAGAACCAGGAAACCTTTACCAACATCTTCTATAGGCATAGCCGCCAATTTCTGTATTTGTTTACAAAGAATAGCCATTGCTACTGCTATAGCTAATAATCCAGCTGAAGTTTTCAATGAAATACTTCTACCAGATAACATAAATGCATTTGACATTAGAGCTTCTAATGCCAATAGAATCAATCCAAATCCATATAAAGTTTCCCATGGATCTTGTTTGTTAAGGTCGTTTATAGCGTTTACTAATTCTGCAACAGCAAACGAAATTATCAATAATGCAGCTGCGGCTTTTACAAAACCAGAACCATTAGGAACTTTAACAAACCCCATCGCAGCAATTAATCCTGCCATTAGACCTATAACTTCTATAAATGAAAGTAATGTAGTTTTCCAATCTACACTATTCATATCTTGCATGCCAGCAACAGCTTCGACCATAGATTTAACAGAAGATGCAAGTATCTTAAATATTTCTCCAACAAGAAGAACTTTAAGAATATCTTTTGTTTTTATATTGAGTCCTTTTAGTATTTCAACTAAAGCTACAAACTCAAGAGTAAGCATAGCAAATGAACCAATCATTACTATAAGTGTATCTAATAGCTTTTCAGAATTTTCACCGAAATCAAGTTTAGATAAATCTCCAACTGCATCAGCAAGTATTTTAACAGCACCAGCTATTGCCAAAAATGTTATTGCTATAGCTGCTATTTTAACGGCTGACGTCTTAACTGATTTCTTAGTGCTCGTCAAAGATTTATTAAATATGATGAATGACTTCGACAATTTATCTGACGATTTATTCATTGTAAGCGCAAATGTAGCGAATACACCACCCATAAGCAATAATACACTAAATAAACTCAATAATAAATTTTCAACATTATCAATCTTAGCTAGTTGAGCCATTGAATATGCTAATATACCAATAGCTACTGAAAATGCAACAATTCCTGCAGCGGTTGTTGCCATCTGATTAGCTTTTAGATCTTTTTGAAATGCTGTTAACGTGTTCTTAAGATCATTAAGAGGATTAGTTATTCCGCTTATAGTACTAGCAAGACCTTGATCAGATAATTTCTTTAATGCACCTGCTATTGTCTTTATAGAATCATGCTTAGCTATTGTTTCCAATGTTAGGAAAGGATTTTCAAGAATTTTAGACAATCCTTCTGCTGCAGATGAAGTAATTTTCTTTATAGAATCTGATAAATTCAGAATTGATTCTGTGAGAGAATCGATAATTTCTCGAGCTTTTATTAATGGATGGAAATTTTCAAAGAAATCCTGGAATGATTGTTTTATAGATTCAGCACATTCCTGCACCTTATCTTTTAATTTATAAAGATCTACATCAGTAGTTTCTTTAACCCAATCCGCAAATTTACGACCAAGTTCTTTAATTACTTCCCAAATAGCAGCGGCAATGCCTTTTATACCACCACCATTTTCCTCTACTAATTTAAAGAAACTATGTACTTTTTCACCGAGATTAGTCCAAAAACCTTCTAATTTATCTGTTAATGTGCTTGTATCAATACCAGTAAATGCAGATATTAGTTCAAATATTGCGTATGATGCTTGTGCACAACCCGTTATTATTACTTGTGTTACCTTTTCAAAGTTACTACTATATTGACCAGTCTCATCATTTAATATATCAAAAGTATTTTTAAATAAATACTTAATAGAATCAAATGCATATTTGAAATGATTCGCAGAATCTTCAATACCTTTTATAGCGGTTGTACCTTTGTTAACAGCTGTAATAGCATCACCTATTTTAGCAGCTACATCTGTTATCCATGTAAGAACTTTCTTACCATAAGGAAGTAAAGGCTTAAGATTTTGAGCTATGTTCTTAATGACTTTTACTGCAAGCTGACCAGCAGAAAATATACCAGAAAATATAGACTTAATCTTTGATAATGTTTTTTCAGAAACTTTAAAGTTTTTAATAGAATTTACTATTCTATCAATAACATTTTTAAAGTCTTCTCCAGTCTTTTTAGGAAAAATATCTCTATAAGTTTCTTTTATTGTAGAAAATACTTTCTTTACTTCTGGAAATACAACTTTTATAACAGATATGAGTTGTTCTGCTGCATAAGTCGCATTATCAAACATTCCAGTAACATCGATTTTGCTAATTAGTTTTTCACCTTCTGTAAATAATTCATTAACAAAATCTGTAGTTACTTTTGCTAAAGGTTTAACTTCGTTTTTTACAGCATTTACTTTAGCCCTTATTTGATCAAGCATTTTAACTAATGGACCTTCATTAGCTATTAAAGGTGCTGCAAATTCTGCACCAATTTTTGCGAATGCTGATCTAATATTAGCTTTAACGCCTTCGAGAGTTTTATTAGCATCGCCAGCATGATCTGCATACTTATTGAACATTATTGTAGAGAAAGTATCAAAATCGATTAAACCTTTCTTACAATATTCTTTAATTTTCTCGGCTGATAATTCAGTAGTGCCAACTAATTTCTTAGCATTTGCTCTAACTGCTTCGCTTGCTTCAAAACTTCCGTCAGCAATAGCTTTTAAGCCTTCAGCAAGATTTTGTTCAACAGGTAAATTCAATACCTGAGTCATATATGTTAGAGTAGATCCAGTTACTTTTCCAGCATTTGCCACATCTTGAAAATATCTAGCAACCATTGCATAGTCGCTCTGTGTTTGTGCAGCAACACCTGATACGGCTTTTAAAGCCATAGACATTTGTGTTAATTCTTCTTTGTCTTTCTCATGAGTAAATATTACTTCTTTATAATCAAGACCAGCTGCTGATAACTGAGAGGCTGCTTGAGCTGCCGCATCTAATGAATATGCGGTATCAGTAACAGCATAATCAATAGCATGTGAAACATCTTCCCAAGCTATTCCTAAACCACTTAACTGGAATTTTGCTCTTTCAATATTCTCAGCTCTTCTTATACCGCCAGAAACTATAAGATCCTCAACTGCTTTTCCAGCACGCATAGCACCACTAATTATTTCATTAGTAAGTCTTGAGATTGTTGTCATACCCATTATTCCAAGAGTACTAAATTTACTCTGAATCATTTCTAATGTGCTTGACAAACCGTTAAGATTTACATTATTAGCAGCATCTTGTAGACCTTTAAATGTATCTGTTTTATCGAACTTTAAAGAAGCTTTGAGTTTCTCTATTGTAGACATACTCTCTTTTGTCTTTTGCTCGAAATCGGAATTGTCAAATCCAAATTCAACGACATTACGTTCGATAATATTCGTATTCATAATCTGACTTCCTCCCAAGCCTCTTTAGCCAAACGTTCAAATATAGGCTTCATCGCCGGATTGATGTAATCTATACCTTTTACATAACCACCATTTTTTGTTCCATGACCATACTGCAAAATTACAGCAATATTTACCCCATCTTTTTCGTTAGAATTCTTCCATCCTATTGTTACTGAATCCTTATCCTTAATAATGTCATAAGACCAAGATTCTGAAGTCTTTCCAGTATCTTTAGGAGTTGCAGCTCTCAAAGCTTCGACACCCATTTGAGCATACTTTGAAAAGTTGGCATCTTGAATAGCCTTACTTATTCGATCAAGATACCTGTATGTTTTCTTAAAGTTTCCGCTTCTGAAATAAACTTTCATATTACTATCCCTTAGAATTCATTGCTGCTCTCCTCGCTGCATTTATCGATGCGTTTCTGCTATAGACAGAATTCTTATTCATCTTCTTCTTTGGAGTATTCTCTATATTTGCTATGGAGATTAGATTTAACAGTCTATTAAAATGCCATTTCTCGCATTCAAATGGTATGTTATATGCTGTCATCCAATAATAAACAACTTCCGATGTTATTACTTTTTTTCCACCAGGCTTTGGATCTTGTTTAATAGTGGTTGCAGACATAGGATCATCGATGTAATCCTGTATTTGTTGTATTACATTATCCGAGATGAATTTATAAACCAAAGGATTAACATTCTGAGTTATTGTCATAAATCGAATGTAATCTATAGACTCTTCTCTTGTCTTTGGTTTATCTGAGAGGTATGGTTTTTTCCATTTTGCCTCCCATTTTGAAATTGAGACAAGGGAATGTTCTAACTTAAGATGCTGTTCTGGTATAGTGAAAAACTCACCAGTATTTCTATCATAATACTCAGCTTCTGGTATTGTTAAAGGAAGCATTCCCAATCTCCTTACTTACTATTCATAGCCGCTATAGTAGCAGGCGTTTCTTTCTTTTCATCAACCTTAGGGATTATTGCATTCATGAAAGCAGCTGCCTTGTCTGAATCTGTGCAAAGTTCCATATACAGCATTGAGTAAGCGGGTGTGGATACAAAATCCTCAATAAACTCGTCTTTCTTGATGAATCTTCTTCCATCATCACTCTTCTTACCATATGCCTTAAGAATGATCTGCTTAAATAATGAAGCAAGCTCCGGAACATCTTTAGCATCTATGATTCTCTGAATGAAATTCTGCATTCCTCCAGCTGTACCAAGTTCCATTTCCATTATTTCAGCCTGATTTAAATCGAAATAGAAATCTTCTGTTCTTTCATTTCCATCATAATCCGTATAAGTCATTGTTTTCTTTAACATGAATATCTCCTTTCATAAAACCAGGGCTAGCCATATTTCAGACCAGCCCCGTATGCCTCAAAAAATATTAAGATGCTGCAAGTATACTTGCTACTTCGTCAGGAAGAGGAAGCCTCGGTGACGGAGGATCAATCTCATCCCAAGCAGATGAAGACCAAGTACCTGTTGTTTTATCAGCTTTACATCTGTACAACTTATTTGTATGTATAGCGTAATCGCCAGTATTATAAGTTGCTGTTGCATCATACTCATTAGCTGTAATACCATAAAGAATCTCTTCAAGATTTTTCAATTTTCCAGCTGTTACCTTTGTAGAATCGATAACAAGACAAGCAGTAGGCTTAGCACCTGAAACATTAACCGGAGTTGTATTTAATTCCCAAGAGAATTCAATAAGCTCAGGTGAATCGTTTATGGTGTTATAAGTCTGCTCTGAAGGAGATGCTGTTGCACCATAGATCAGATGAAGCTTATATCCATAGTTATTGTTCTGAGTATCATTACCAAGAACAGTTCTGTAAGAAAGTCCAAATGTCTTTCTTGTCTGCTGGCCTGCAAATACGCCAGGAGCGATCTCTTTTGAACCGTCACACTCTTTCCACTCATCAGGATACATGTAAGCGCCTATAGAAGCACCAAACTCCTCAGCTGAAAGAAGGTTCGCATACTTAATATTGTCTGCATAGAAAGGATTTGCCTCAGCACCTGAAGGATTCTCTGAAACGTTAGTAATACCGTTCCAAGCAACACCAGGTCCATAGTATGCAGGATTAGCAACTGTGTTATACGGATAGAGGACACAATGGTCGACACCAGTCTCATATAACTTTTCGCCCGATTTGTCCCATTCAATAGGACTCAAAGATGTCAATGTAGGCATAGTCTATTTCCTCCTATATATAGATAGTAAATACATAGTGATAAAGACCATCATTGATAAAGACTCTATTAAAACCGCACATTGGCAGTTCTAATAAAGCCTTTCCGATGGTTTCGTCTGGTAGCTTTGTTATCAATGTTATGTTATACAAATCATCGATATGATGCTTACCATTGTCTGCGTGTATTAAGTTGTAATCGCCAAGTTCATAGATGATACAAGGATATGTGAGCTTCTTGCTCTCTGGGGGCTGAAAGTAAACTTCATTTGAACCTAAAATGGTTCTAAGAGCTTTCTTAAGGTCATTACGATTGCTTATCTTAGCCATTGTAAATACCTCCAATAGATAGTATCAATCTGGGATACTGCACACTTACAGATGTAACATCCCATTTAACTCCCATGAACTCAACATAGATAATATCTGTGAAATGATCACGAGCAAACGGATCTGATACTATACTGATCTCAGTATTAATGTCCTTGTCATCATTCTTATGACCTGAGGTTTTCCACTGAGAAGCAAGTCGGGTTTCTTCGCCATAATACGAACGTTCAGTAACGTCATGTATCATGATGTCACTATCTTCCTCAAGTGGTCTAGTGGTATTAAAACCAACCATGCCGTGCCATTTCATAACATTACCTCATTTTGAATTTTATTAGGCCTGTGTAGCCTTCGCGGTCCACGCAACGCCTGTGATTGCTGCAGGTGATCCAGCAAGAGCTGCTGTTATAACCTTATTACCATTAAGAGCGATAGGAACACGAAGTACATCACCTTCCTGAACAAGAAGCATGCCCTTTGCAAAGGCGTCTTCTACAACTGCCTGTGCAACCTGAGTTGTCTTAGCAGATGTTGTGTAAAGCTTATAATCTGATGTCTTACCATATACGATAATATTTCTTACGTGCTGATCATTAGCATCTTCAAATATTTTACTCATAACTGTGATCCTCCTATGGATTATTTAGACTTAAGAACGATTGCTGAGAAAGGCTTTGTCAAGCAGCCTGAGCAACGTGTCTCGATCAAGTACTTCTGCTGGTTGTAGTCGATATCAAAGTCATCAAACATGTTGATAGCTCCGCCCTTATCTGCACCAACATTATAATCTCTGAGATCAAGAATTACTGCGTATACAGTTGCAGGAACTATAGAAGCAGGAACCTTAACGATCTTATCAACGCCCATAGCAAGAGCAAGATCACTCATATCCTTATACATTCTGTGTCCCTGAGTATCCTCAAGAAGCAGCATATCTGAAACATCAGAAGCCTTCATGAATGCTGTAAGATTACCAGATCCTTCATACTCATCCTGAGCCTTAACTGTTGCATTAATTATCGCATGACCTGTAGACTCGCCTTCAGTAGGTGTAACATCCTTCTTAATGCAGTACAGATCTGCATCTTTCCATACCGGAATGATGTTGGTTTCACTGATCTTATCTTCTGAGAGTGCTGTTCTTCCATCACCGAAGATGTAAGCTCTTGCAAGCTCTTCATCCAGCATTGTTCTCATCTCGCCCTTAACCCAGGCAATAACATCGAAATCTGTAATGTCAACTATGTCATCACGATCGAATTTCTGTTTCTTGTAAACTGTGCAGGGATCAACGGTTCTCTTAAGCAGGCCGAATACCTCTTCCTTCTTAAGATTGCCCTTCAAATATCCTTTAGCTCTTGCTTCGTCTTCACGAAGATCAGCAAACATCATTTTGATTCTTGCGAAAGGTGTGTGATGAACACCATTCATAACTACATCAACCCAACCGTCAGGCTGTCTCTTTATGAAATTGGGAGCGCCGTTACCATCGATGTTCTTATATTCCGGCATAAGCCAATCGATGTTGTCGATACCATATTCAGCTGCGTGCTGTAAGAATGACTCTTTCATTGATCCGCATCTCTTGAAATCGCCAATAACTTCGCCCTCAAATGCTGCATGAGCAAGTACGTTTTCCTGCTCGTTTTCTTTGTCGAATACGTTGTGCTTCATTTCTTCTTCTCCTTCTTCTTCGGATTCGCCCTTTGATTCAAGAGCCTGTCCAACGAGTGCATACATAACATTTCTCTGCTCTTCAGTCATGCTATCAATAACATCCTGAACAGTTTTCTCTTTTGCTTCTGTTGCCATATCTTTCTCCTCTTTTGCTTTGTCTTCGGAATGAGCAAGTTCTTTATCTTCAACAGATTCTTCTTTCTCTTCCTCTTCTGGAGTTTCAGGCTCTTCTTCCTCTATATCTGAATGGAACAGATCAAGTTTCTCTTCATCATTAAAGATGTTAGCTCCAACTTCACTGTCTTCAGAATGTGCCATTACTTCTTCAATAAAGGCTCCAGGATTTGCGCCAGAAAGAACCAGACTAACTTCTCTTATGTCACCATGAACAACATTACTTCCAACCTGTTTAAGCTTATTGGCAAAGATTGAAAGTGAGCTAATGTCTCCATTAACAACTGCTTCTTTGGCATCGAGCCCTGACGGACTATTGTTGAACTTACAATAGGCATAAACACCTTCTGGTCTTTCCTCTAGATCAGCATGGCCTAATACATCACTGATGCTATCGTGACCATGGTTGTATACCAAAGGAACTCTTACGCCATTCTGGTGTGAGAAAGAACCACGTTTTATAGTTCTTCCATCCGCACACCTACGATCATTCACAGTAGCCCAACCAGCGAAATCATACTCTTCCAGATTTCTACCCATTTTGAATTTCCTCCTGTGATTGATTTACGTTCTCTTTAATCTCCAGTTCTTCATTACTCTGAGAAAGATTCTTGTTTCTAAGTTCATCAGCAGATGGATCATCTGAAGGCTTCATGCCAACAATCTGTCTAATTTCGTTAGAAGTCATGATCTCGTTTCTCGTAAACTTATCTGCCAACTCTGCAAGATCAGAAGTTGGAACAAGCTTGAACGGATCCCTAAAGAAAACAATAGACTGCCTTTGGGATCTGGCAGTCTGTGTGAGAAACTTACGTTTCATCTCATCTGTAATTGCTGAAAGTATTGGCTCTACGGTCCTTGAATAGTAATTATTCATGGTCTTTTCATCAGCTGTACCTTCCATAATCTCCTTAGTGATACCTAACTGGCTGTAAAGCATACTCGTTAATTCAGTAATTTGATTAAGGAGCTGGTTTTCGACTGATCTATTGAGCTGCGTTATTCTTTCAGTTCCATCAGTATAAGCAATACCATACTTAGAACCTGACAGCTGCATCTCAATATCTTTTCGCCTTTCTTCAGCTTGCTTTCGTCTCGCATCCGAGCGGATTACATACGGAAGCTGTATAATCAAATCAAGCTTACCTGTACTTGTCTGTTCATCGACATAATCAAGTAAACTCAATTTTCTCATAAGTCTTTGTAGCGTTGAGTTTGGTTCATTCATTACTGCGTAGAATGGGTTCTCAATTATTGCTACAGATTTCTTTGGAAGTATAAGTTCTTCTTTTCTTCCATCTTTGTCGTTATAAACTTTTACTTTGACATCCTGCGGATACCATTCAACGACTTTTCCAGTACGCATTTCAAAGATGTCAAAAGAATCGTTTGTTCGTATATTACGAGTAGCATATGTAGGAACTACCGCAACACAACCTTCGTCAAGCATTGACAAAACAATATCTTGTACAAATGAGCGTCCTGTCTGATCGACATTGGCTTCAAGTGTAAGACACTGGTTTAAATGGTCATCTATTTCTTCAACAAATCGATCATTATCATCGAGTCTCACATGTTGAATTGAGATTGCTGAGCAGTCCATTGAAATTCTGTTAAGAACTGCTGTCACAATAGACTTTTCATTCCCTCTTGAAAGTCTTGGACGATCTGGCCTTACTGAGCTAGACTGACCATATTTGTAAGGAAGTGTTGGATCTCTACCGGTAAATGCATTCCAAGCATTACGAACCCTATCGTTTAATGTTGACATGACCTAACTCCTTATTTTTTCTTAGAATCCTTGTCAAATGTATTGTCTAATACACGAGTGGCAGCATATGCTATAACTGCATTTCTTCCAGCTTTAACTGCTGTCTCAGCAAACGTTTGTGGTGTTGCTTTTAACTGACCTCCCATGATAGCATCTGCCACCATATAATTTACAAATATTTTACCAGCTGTAACTGAAGCAGCTGTAGCACCTACCATAAGAGCCTTCTCATGAGAATTGAGACCTTCGTCTCTCCATCTTTCACGATTTGCAATAGCCTTGTCATATAATTTAGCAGACTGCTCTTTTTCACGCTTCTTAGTTTCAACGCGCAGATCTCCTTCTTTTTGTCTCTTATCAATAGCCTTGTCGAATCTTTTATCTGCTCGATCTTTTTCTTGTTGTTTTCTTTTAGCACGATCTGGATCATTACTTCGCTTTTCTATTGCCTTATCAAACATCCGATCAGCTCTTTCTTTATCATGTTTCTTAGTTTCAACACGCTGATCTCTAGCCTGTTCTCTTTTTATTATTGCATTATCGAAACGCTTCTGAACATATTCTTTTTCAGCTTTCTTTTTTTCTATTTTTGCATCATATCTTGCATATCTTTTTTTTCCAGCTTCTGTAAGAGAACCATCTTCATTTTGGAATCTTCTGTATCCCCACTTCTGACCTAAGATTCCATGATGGGCCAGTGAATTATTGTATAAGTATTCTGTATACATTTTATTACCTCACTTCCTTTTCTTGCTCCAATCATATTCATCGAACTCGTAGTAACCATCATAAACATCAGGATTATCATATGGTTCATATTTACCGACAGCTGTACTAGAAAGAATTGTTATTCCAGCTTTGATACCTTTCTTTGTATATTCTTTAGCTACTTCTTTAGCCGACTCATAAGCTACATCTTTTACAAATTTCTTAGCAGGGTTATCTTTTTTCTTTGTTAGATCTTTATACTGCTTCTCCATCTGTAAACGATTAATCTCATTTCTAAGCTCCTGATCAGAAAGTGAGTTAATGTACTCATCAGATCTTTTATATGCCTGTTCTTCTTTTTTGGCAGTTTTAGCATCTTTCTTTAGCTGCTTTTTTATTCTTTTATCTTCTTTACGAGCTTTTCTGATATCGGATGATTGTTCTTCTCTAGCCCCTAATTTCTTTCGTCTTTCAGCATCTCTTCTAGAAGATTCTTTAGTAACGCCATCTGTCATTGCACCTTTGGGTCTATAATTTTCTTCACCTCTAATAGATGATGACGGATGATGACCATATCGAGCTTTACCAGCTTCTGTCCAAGTTCCATCCGGATTCTGGAATCTACGTACTCCCCATTTCATTCCTTGAATGCCAGAATGGTATAAGTATTCCGTATACATAATTATTACCTCATTTTGAATTTCTACTCGAAATCCTCTTTATTCAGTTTGTATGCAACAAATGCATCAAGCATCGCTGCTACGTTATCGATCTTTTCATCAGAACGAGCTTTAGATAACTTACGATTTCCATTTGTATCTTCAAGAGCAACACAGTTACTCATTGCAAATTCCATAAGTTTTTCATCAAATAGAAGTAATCTCTGTTCTGACAAATGCTTAAGTTCACCCAATGGTACAGATTCTGTCTTAGCGCCCTGTATTACTTTCTCAACTCCATATGGTCCATTCTCAGCAGTCCATCTCTCAACAAATTCTCGAGCATTGTATGGATCAAAACCAAATGTTCGAACATCGTATTGACTATTGTCTATATGCTGCGTGAGATCTTCGTAAACCTGCATCATATCAAGTACTGTTCCCTCAAATACTATAAGTGTTCCTTCTTCCATGAAATCCATATACTTCTTACGCATAGCTGGTTGAAGTTTATTAAGAGTATTAGACGTGATATAAGATCTAACTTTAATACCGAATTGTTCTCTCGGTAATGGAAATAAGAAAGTAAATGCACAGAAGTCGTCACCTTGTGACAAATCTGCTCCAAGCGAGCATGGCATGTTCCAATAATCCCTATGTCTATGGCATAGAGTTTCTTCATAAGTGAAGTAATATGTATAACCCTCCATAGGTATGTTGAATCGCTTTGCTAAGATATCGTTTCTAGCAACTGGATTCTGTTCAGCTCTTTCAACATCAAGCTGATAAGTCTCATATGTAACAGTCTTTCCTAAATTTGGATTTGCCTTAAGCCAAACTATAGGATCTTCTTTTCCTAAACCAACTTCGTTAATGTTATCAAGTCCATACCACCAAATGGATACGTGTGGATTCCTGTATTCTCCTCTAAGAATCTTCATTAATTCCATTTTGATTGAATCGCCAGGACCATTTCTTACAGTACCTTCTGAACTAACAGCAAGTATTAGCCAGTCGTCATTTTTAGAAGCACCTTGCTCAAGTGCACTCATGACATCTTCTTTAATATCGCCAGAAAGCCATTCATCTACTGTATTAATCCTACTATTAAGACCTTGTAACTTATCGATTGTCATAGGTCTTATTTCAAGTAATGATCCTGTAAGGAAATTTTGTATTCCTATTTTTGTAGATGCTAGTTTCTGTCTTGTGGCTCTAGAACCTGTTGTATTTTGAAGGGAACCTTCTGTAAGAAACTTAAAAAGAGGACCTCTGGCCCTCGTTATAGATGTACGAATTGGTGAAAGAACTTCTTCAGACTGTTTCATTGTTGGAGAAGTATGTACTTGATGAGTTGTACTGGTATCAACATTCAAATAAAAGCTCTGAATTGTTGATTCGTACATTGATTTAGCGGCACCTCTTGGAACTATAAGGTATTGCTTGTTAATCAATCTCTTCTTTATCTGTTTTAGTACATACTTACCGCCATGACCATCCGGATCTGGTTCAAATACTGACCTTTCGACGAAATAATACCAACCAAATATTTGTTCAGCCCAAAGTTTAAATGAATCAAGTAAAACTAGATCGGATCCATCAGTTAGTGTTAACTCGTTTTCACAGTATTGAATATACCCGTTAATCGCATCACTATCATAATACACGCCTGGATTGTCAATTAGATCGTCTATACGATTCATCTCTAATGAAATCTTTTCATTTACGGGTATTTCACCTCTACGTACAGCATCTCTAAATTGTCCGTAATAGTACGGAACCTCTGTATTAGATAGTGACATGTTTTCTCCTTATTTATGATTCTTATTATTTTTATTATCTTTTGATTCAGGAACAAGAAAATGTTTATCGCATTCATTTGAATCTTTTAAGATTCTTTTTTTATCTGCTTCGCTAAAATATATTGTTTTTTTCATAATTTTACTCTCTTACCTTCTTTTGCCAATTCTTCTTTAATATAATCATAATTTTCTATTACATCTTTCGATGATAGAAAATCGTCATAATTAAATTCTTCATTTAAAGTCTTTAAAACTTCGTTGGCTTTAAATATTATTATTGGATCGTGAGCATTATTATAGGTTCCTTGATTGTTATCATCGACCATAGCATCATACTTTTCCGCCATTCTTCTAGCGTATTCTTTAGTAGATTCTCTACTATTTTTAAATTCCATAGCATGGTTAAATATTGAATACGCAGTTTTATAGTCTTCAGACGTTTTAATGTTATTAACGTTAAAATTCTTATATGCTTCTTGTTCAGCTTCATTTCCGATTTGTTGCTTAACAAGCATATTACGAATTTCTTCTAAATCATTCTTTACAGTCTTATTGTATTTTGGATCATTTAATAAGTCTTTAAATTCTGAGACTCTTTCATTCTTATTAGGCATAGTTAAATCTCTTACTGTCTCAAATTTATGTTCTTTTATGAATTCAGCTCCTCTATACATAATAAGATACTTAGAAAATGCTCCTTTGTAAACGGCTTTATCCCATTTTTCATCATCTCTATAAGTATATACCCAATCACCTTGATTTCTATAGTCATCTCCGCTTATATACTTAGAACTAACAGAATTAATTTTTGTTCCTTTCTTTAGAACTTTATCTTCTATAGGATAAGGAGGACCATTTCTTACTCCCCATTGTTGTCCTTTTACACCATGATGAGCAAGATAATTATTGTATAAATATTCTGTATACATAACTTTTCACCATAATTTTGTATCACCTGGTTTACGTTCTTTATTTCTATCAATCCCTTTTAATTCACAATTATTTCCATAGTGAATTGCATTATGGGTTTTATGAGTAACAGTTATTAAGTATTCTGGATTAAATATCTCAGGATCTCGTTCTTCAATCTGTTTCTCAGTTATTGGATTCATGTGATGAATGATTGCATGCTTTGGAATATCCCGCCCATTTATTCCAAGATCACAACCATTGTCACGTATAAGGACTGTTTCTCTAGCTTTCTTCCATTCAGGTGAACTATATAAAGCTTGATTCAAATATCTATCAAATCCGAAAGTTTCTATACCAACAGAACCTTTAAGTCTAAGATATTCAATTCTTTCTTCATATGTTTTCAGTTTTTTTAATTCTGAATAGCTTTTCATCTAATGTTACCTGAATATATACTCATAGCTTTAATAGCATCTTCATATAAAGCCTGAATTTGCTTACTGCTTTCATAAGCTTCGGTCTTTGCTCTGAGTAACTTAATTTCTTCTTCCATTTTTTCTTGCTCTTTCTTTCTATCACTTGATGCAAGTTTTAAATAGTGTGTGTACTCAGAAGCTGAAGCTTTTCCAGTCCTCATTCTTTCTTCAACGCAGTCAATTGCGAGAGCAATCATCTGTTTTTCTCTTGCCTCTTCTGTAATTGCTGGTCGGAGCTTATTTTTTTTCTCCTCATTAGCTTTCACAGCTTACCCTCCATAAAAATCTAAGCATTAATAGAGGTACATAATGCTTCTTCCAAAACTTTGTCACTGAAAAGAGATAGAAAGGTGACAATATGAAACACTATATACCTCCATTAATGCAGGTTTTTTGTAACCTGTGAAATATTTTTCATATAGTTTTATAAGACCTTTTTAGCCATTTTTACCCCCGGAGATTTTTTTAGG